TATGAAACCTCGCAATGAAATGCTTGATGGTGTATTCACACAAACACCAGAATCTTCTAAATCATTTAATCACACCTCGATTATGGGTTTTGTGATTGTGCCTGCTCAACCATTTGGTTTCAATTATCTAGGTGGTAAATTATTGGCCGCCATTTGTTGTTCACATGAAATCCGTGAAATGTTGAACAAGAAGTATGGCATGAATACTTGTTTGTTTGAAACCACCAGTCTTTATGGTAGTTCGAAATCTTCTTCACAATATGATGGCATGAAACCTCTGTTAAGATTTAAAGGACTTACCGATTCTAATTTTCTTCCAATGATGCATGGTAAACCATATGAAGATTTGAAAGATTATGTTGAAAATATTGTAGGTGAGTTTGTACCTGCCGATGCATCTTCTCGCAAATTGAAAATTTCTAATGCGATTATTTCAATGACTAAAGTGGCACTCAAAGGAACACCTGAAGGTGAGAAGTTTGGTAAGACAATTGAAAATGCCTTATTGTTGACAGAAAAGAAACGGTATTATGCCTCAAACTATGGATTCAGTAACTTTACCGATGTGGTTATGGGAAGAACAGATAAGTTGATACCAGACAAAGAGAACTATGACAAACACTATCTGGAATCGATTATAGAGTGGTGGAAGAAGAAAGCACAGTCAAGATATGACAATCTAAAGACTGAAGGAAGATTGCGTTTGGAGATTGAAGTCTGGACAGGCGACAAAGAACTTGACATTATTCGGTAGACATAAATAGTAAACTATGACACCTGCCGATATTGCCAAGCCTGCTGGTTCAGGACCTTTCAAGGGTAAACCTAGAAAAAAAATCTTTGATTTGAAAATCAAAGCCAAATCTCCATTTCTTTTAAATGACGGAAAAAACAATTTAACTCCGGTTCAAGGTATAAAGTGGGACGAAAAAACAAACACTTTAACCGCAAAACTAGGCACAAAGACATTCACCACATCATTAAAATACATTGTTAAAGATGTTGATTTTGGTGGTCAACCTACTAAAAAAGATGAAGGTGGTGAAAGCGGCACAGTAGGTGGTAAAGAAGTTGAAGTTTTCTCTGAAGCGTTTTTCTGTTATTATTTTGCTCTAAAGGCAGAAGATAAGTTAAGTAATTATTCTCCACAAATTTGGAAAACAATTACAAATAAACAACAACTAGACGCATGGACAAAAAAAGTTGGCATTTATTCATATGTTGAAACACAAAACAATGATAAGGCGTTTACTTCTCGCCTCCATTTAGCAATACCATTTCTAGTTGTAAATGGTTGGCATGAAAGATTAGTTAAACAGATGGATAAGTTTTTCTCTGTTGTTAAACCTGGCAATGGAAAAAACTATGAAGCAATGCGGGCAGACGAAGTACCTAAAGATTTAAATGCACAAGAAGTTTTTACGATTCTTGCTGAAAAAGTAAAACAGAAATATGGATTCAGTCGTGCAGTAGATAAAGATAAATGGAATCCAGGTGATGTTTGGATTTTCTCCACACAAGGAAAACAAAAGTTAAAATCGTTAATTGCTAAAGCAAGACAAACTGCCAGTTCTCCCGCACCATATACAGCAGGTGCGGTTGCAGAATTGAATAAAATAATTTATGATTTATATTTGAAAAAAGATTTGTTTCCTGTGTCACTAAAAGCTCCTGGTGCCACAGTTCATGTTTCTGAAGAAAATGCAGTAGGTTCTAATATCACAAAGACGGCTAGATTTATTAAAACAGAACTTGGTCCTACAAACTTAGATGTGAAGATACATTTTGCAGTAGATTTGTATGATGAAAAGAAAAAACAGATTGTTGAGAAAAACTATCTTGTTGGAAGAATTAAAAGTAAAACTGATACTGGTGGTTTCCGTTTAGAGATTGAGGCGCCTGGTGCAGGTGCTCGTTTTGGTTCTATTGGTACAGAAAACTATCAATGGATTATTTACAATACGGATAATTCAGGTATTAAAAAATTGGAAACGATTCGTGATGGATTCAAAAACTTGAAAGATGTTTTACCTAAAAAAGGTTCTGGTGATAAAGAATGGTTAGGTGCAAGTGGCATACAATCATTTGTTAAGAAGAATCCAAAAGATGTAAGTGATTTAACACCTTATCTGGACAAGATGTATAAATTAGTTAATGGTAGTGGAAAATTTGAAAGAAAAGACCCTAAAGATATTATGAATAAAACAATTGCTTCTGAAATCGCAGTCGCAATTGAATTTATTACCAACAAATTAACAAGAGATGTAACTGTTGAAAACTTATATGATTTAGCTGCATCACAAAGATTTTCTGCGGGCATTAGAGCAGACCAGTTGGCAAAAAGAAAAGGCATTTATTCCAAAGAAGCGAAAGCATTAGGTCCAAAAGAGGCAATGTATGTTTTCGAGTCTTGTTTTTACTTAAAAGTATATTAAATGAAATTCACAGAATACTTAATCGAAGCAACAAAAGAAGGAAAGAATGTTCACCTAGAACACATTGAGGATGAAGTTCTCAATCGTGGCGTTATTGGCGCAAGAGAATCAATTGATTTTCTCCGTTCTCTCCGTAATATGCTTGCGGGTCATGCAGAAACAAAAGTAAACATCACCACAAAATGGGATGGCGCACCTGCTATTTTTGCAGGTATTAATCCAGAGAATGGTAAATTCTTTGTTGGTACAAAATCTGTATTCAATAAAAATGCAAAGTTAAACTACACAGAAGATGACATTGATGTTAATCATCCAAGTGGTGGTTTAAATGAAAAATTAAAAGTTGCATTGAGATATTTACCAAAACTTGGTATCAAAGGCGTCTTACAAGGCGACATGATGTTTTCAAAAGGTGATTTGAAAAGAGAAACCATAGATGGTGAATCATATGTAATCTTTCAACCAAACACAATTGTTTATGCGGTGCCTACTGATTCTAAATTAGCACAGTCAATGTTAGCTGCACAATTAGGTGTGGTGTTTCATACATCATACACAGGCCGAACAATGGAAGATATGAAAGCATCTTTTAATATTGATATTGGTCGCTTGACAGCAACAAAAGATGTGTGGTTCCGTGATGCATCATTTGTCGATGCTTCTGGTTCTGCCACATTTACTGAAGAAGAAACAAAACAAATAACAACTATTCTGTCGATTGCTGGCAGAACATTTCAAACAATTAATTCGATGACATTGAATCGTATCGCATCAAGTGAAACGATTCTTACATACATCAAAACATTTAACAATACCAAAGTTCGTGAAGGTAAAAAAATTACGAATACGAATCAACACACATTAGATTTGATTCGTTGGGTAGAGGCAAAATTAAATAAAGATATTGCTGATGTTAAGAGGGCAGAAACAAAAGCAAAAAGAACAAAAGAAAAAACTGAAGTGATGCGTTTCTTTAGAACGAATGCCACACAATTAAGATTCATTTTTGATTTACAGAATTTATTGGTTGATGCAAAATTAATGATTGTTCGTAAATTAGAATCAATTCGTTCAATTGGAACATTTGTGAGAACAGATACGGGTTATAGAATTACTGCACCAGAAGGTTTTGTGGCAGTAGATAAGTTAAAAGGCAATGCAGTTAAATTGGTCGATAGACTAGAATTCAGTCAAGCCAACTTTAATGCCGCAAAAAATTGGAGCAAATGATGGCATACGATTTAAGTAAAATTTTGGCAGAATATGGTGAAGATGATTTTGGATTTTCTGCTGTATCTGAAGAAGAATACAATAAAGTTATATCTGAAACTGCTGACACCGCAGAAGAATATAAAGCAAGATTAGACCAAGTTGAAAAATTAGTTCTTCCTTTTTTCACCAAACTATTAAAAACTGCTGATAAAGAATATATCTATTGGCCAAATCGCAAGGCACTTGTTGAATCGCAGATACAAAAAATACTTTCTTTGACGAGGGGATAATGTTCAAAAGTAAAGTAGATGAAGCCGCTTATGTCGGTAACATTGGTGCCATGGAAATGTTTAAGTTTCACCAAAAGGCAAATCAAGACCAAAAAGAAAAATTAAAATCTTTGATACAGAAAAAAGATTCTAAAGGTGCTTGGAAACATATTCAGAGTGTCACAGGAGTTAAACTACATAAAAGTGTGCATGAAGAACATGGTGCAGGTGAATGGGGAACTGATGAACTTCGGAAGAAATATCAGAAAGACACACCAGGACAGAAAATTAAATCATTTAGTGATTATGTAAAGACTAAGTAATTATATCATTGGAGTTATTATGAAAGACATTGTGGTTGGGTGTATCACCGGGTACACATTTGATAAAATTAAACCTTGGGTCAATTCTTTAGACCGTTGTGGTTTTGATGGCGTAAAGGCCATGATTTGTTATAATGTAGATTATGAAACTGTGGAAGAACTTGTCAAAAGACAATATACAGTTCTAGCGTTCGGTAAGAACGACAATCTCAAAAAATTTGAATACAAAGAAAACTTCTCTATTGTTGTAGAAAGGTTTTTACATCTATGGTATTTCTTTAAAAAGTTTCAAGGACAATACCGATACATCGTCTCTACCGATGTGAAAGATGTTATCTTTCAAACTAATCCATCAGAGTGGTTAGAAAAGAACATGAATGATGCACAGATTAATGTTGCATGTGAATCGATTCGGTACAAAGATGAAGATTGGGGTAATCACAATCTTTTCAAAGCATTTGGTCCTTTAGTTCACGACCACAACCAAAACAATCTCATTTACAATGCAGGCACAGTATCAGGCAAGTTTGATACGATGCTCGATTTCTTTTTAAATGTTTATATGATGTGTAATGGCACTTCTCATTTTACAGAGGGTGGAGGTGGTCCTGACCAAGCCGCAGTCAATATTCTTTTGAACATGAAACCTTATAGAGACATTACAAGATTTACTGCCTCTGAAGAAGGATGGGCGGCACAACTAGGCACAACAGGTCCACATATTGTAGGTAAATATGCTGACAAGCTGGTTGAAAAAACTCCAATTTTAGTAGATAATACAGTATGCACAAGTGATGGCACACCTTTTGTAATGGTACATCAATATGACCGTGTGCCAGAATGGAAAGAGATAATTGAGAAAAAGTATGAGTGAATATCAAATTGATTGGAATAAATTGGCAAAGTTTAATGTTGTAGTAAACACACAGCCAAAGAATCCATTAGAAGATGTGATAAAGAATGATGAGTTGGTTTCATGGATGAGAGAATATCCTGATGCAATGGATATACTGAACAAAATCAAGGACAAAAAATGAGTGATGATTTTATTATTGACACAATACAAAATATAGTTAGAGATGAAAGAGTGGCTAGTCAAGACCCATTTCATCATTTGCCTGCAGCAGAATGGGTTCAAAAACAAATTGATTGGCGAAGTAAATCAGACGCATCTGGTCTTGGTTTAGAAAAACTTTTTGTTGAACATTTTGGTGACAAAGAAATTGTTGGTGCTGAAATCGGCGTTTGTTTAGCCGCATCAACAGAACTCTTTATGAAAAATGTACCAAGTATTAAAAAGTATTATGCAATTGATAGTTATCCAACTTACATAGATTGGAATGGTGCAGATTTTAATGAAGAACGCCAAAAAT